ACCATATGACTTTACAAAACCTCTCTGATAGCTTTCGCCACCGTCGAGAGGAACAATCTTAACCGCATCGATAAGGCTTGAAACATCATTGAATGTATCTCTGACATCTTCCGCTGTGTGATGTGGCATAGCAATTGTTGTTGTACTGATTGCCGCTTTTGGCGTTACAATCGTCTTGTTCATTCTTACTGTTTCGCCGTTCTTGAGCTTTTTGCCCCTTTTTTCTGCGAGGTTTTCAGGTGTAGGTTCCTGCTGTTCACCTTCATTTTCCTCTGCCGCTGTAGCTTTTTTGGTGATTTCAGCAAGCTTCTGTGCACGCTCAATTTTATCATTGATTGTGTTTGCTTCTTCAATCAATTTGTCGAGCTTTGCGTCATCACCGCTTGTTTCAGCGGCCTTTGCCTCAACAGCAATTTCTTTAAGTCTGTTTTTAAGTTCTTTGATAGTCATTACTAATCATTCTCCCTTCAAAATTCCGCTGATACACAGCGATTTTATTTTTGATGACTTTGCCGAAAGATTTTTCTCTCTTTCAGTAGTCACGACTACAAGATTTTGGGGCTGATTTTTA